ATTTAGTAGTGGTACTGTAGTTATGTATGTAGATGGAGAAGTACAAGCAAATACTCAAACTGTATCTGATGGTGGTACATCAATATTTAACAATACTACTGATGATTTAAGAATTGGTTCTGCTTGGACAGGTACAGTTGCAGGAACAAATATTTGGAATGGCTTACTTGATGAGTTTAGGATTTACAATCGTGCATTGTCAGCAGATGAAATAAACAAAAACTATAAACACCAAAAAGGTAAACACAAAAATGACTAATACATATTTAATATTAACAAAAGCAAAGTGGGAAGGTAAGCTACCCGCTAAACTAAAAACTGCTGATAGATTATCTTGGAATGAGTATACTTATAAAGATGTAGAAAAGACTGCTACAAGGATGGTAAATAAATACTCATATTATCCAAGTATGGATAACACGAAAGATGAAATTAAAGCATATATGGATGATGCTGAAATAGATTATAGTTCTGGAGATACTAAAGCACAACTCGTAGATAAAGTGATGGCATCAGAACATTCTGTACCACAGATAGAAGAAGAATATACATACACAGAGCAAGAAGTAGATACTACTACTTTACAAAATCCAACTTGGAAAGAATCATCATTTAAACTAGGCAAACTTGGTAGTCCAAGATGGAATAATGATGGCAGTAAAGTATTAGTTAAATATGAATTAACTATATCAGATGGTACATTAGATGTAGTAAAAGGTACAAGTGGTATTACTGCATTATCACATAGCGAAGCTATAGAAGAAATGAAAAAGGATGAGTGGTCTAGTGAATGAGGACTGGAAAGATTATGCTAGCATAGTAGCATTTTTGTTTATCATACTTGGTGGATTGATTATTCTTGGGACATGAATAGTGAAAAAGATTACATACCGCAGACAGCAAGGTCTTACAAAACAGGATTGGTGGACGATAATCTTAGTATTCATCTTAATATTAAGTGGCTTATACAACTTTGTGTTGCCGTTTCTTGTGTTGTTTATGGATACTTACAAATTACAAATAGAATTACAGAGCTTGAGCGAAGAGTTGAACTCTCTGATACCAACATTGAAGAGCTTGTAAATAAACATATAGAAGAAGAAGAAATTAAGCTAGCGCAAATGCAGGAAAAATTAGAATGGTACGAAACAGAATTAAATTTAAACCCATTGTCATGGGGCAAAAAAAAGAGAAAAAGAAAATAACCCTACCAAATGATTGGTGGGTTTCTGATTTAAGTGTTGAATTAGATGATATTGAACATAGTTATTTTATTAACAAAGAGCTGCGAAGAGTTCGATAATGCCTATTCCGAATCATTGTATTGATTGTGATAAACCAATACAAGATTTAGATAGTTGGCTATGTGATGAGTGTAAGGAAAAAGAATAATGGATTTTTTAGCGATATACAGCGAAGCGGGTATGATAGGTGTCGTAGGGGCTTTATTAGTGTATGTAGTTTACTCTATGAACAAAAGGGGAAGTACACAAGCAGAGGCTTTACAAGACTTAAAAACCGAAAACAGAGGTCAAAGTGAAACACTTGAGAACATGGAAGGTATGGTTATTAAGCTTATTGGGAGGTGGAATCAGAGTGACGACAAGCTTGACAGAAAGTTTGATTCGCTTACGAAGGAAATTAATGATTTGGACAATCAAATATCGGAAATAAAAGGAATAATTAGTAGGTTAAATGGCAAACACTAAACCAATATCAGATAATACTTCTATGACAATAAGCTTGCCTATGATAATACAAGCTGTTACATTTGTAGTAATGCTAGTCTGGGGTTACAGTCAATTAAATGCTAGAATATCTTTTTTAGAATATCAAGTAGCAATGAATGAAGAGCATATAATAGATATAGAAGAAGATGCAGAAGCTAATCAAGATGCTGAAATACCTGCTGATATAAAACAAAATCAAAGAATTGAATATCTTGAAAGAGAAGTAGAAAGATTGCGAGATAAATGAAATTAAATACAAATATATCATTAGAAAATATTGTAACAATAATAGCTCTTATTTGTTCTGTTACTTTAGCATTTGGTTTTATGCAATATGATATTGATTTAATTAAAAAACAATTAGAGTTAAAAGCAGATAATGATATTATCACTTACAAACTTGATGTAATAATGCAAGACATTGCAGAAATAAAAGAAACACTAAAGGAGAAAAAGTAATGAGTTTAAAACTAATCGCTTTACAATTAGCTGAAAAACAAGCAGAAGAACTTGGTAAGAAAGCTGTTGAATGGGTTCAATCAGAAGAATTTCAAGAAGACCTTGCTAGTAAAATTAATAAAAAAATTGACATACCTTTTGTATCTGAAGAAAAAGAGCAGATATTTTTTGAAAAATGCGTTGATTTAGTTGCTGATGTTATAGAAGGTTTGTTTAAAGATAAGTAATGCCTAGATTTGGTAAAAGGTCTAGAGATAGACTAAAAGGAGTAGACTCCAGACTTGTTGTTGTGCTAGAACGAGTTTGTAAACATTTTGATATAACAGTTATAGAAGGTTTACGCAGTCAAGAAAGACAAAACGAATTAGTAGAGCAAGGCAAAAGCAAAACAAAATTTGGAAAACATGTACAAGGTAAAGCCGTAGATATAGCTCCATACCCTATAGATTGGGAGGCAAGAGACGATTTTCATTATTTAGGAGGTTTTGTTCTGGGTGTTGCTGCTAGCATGGGCGTAAAAATACGCTGGGGAGGAGACTGGAACGCTTCTAGCACATTTCAAGGCAAGAGGACAACTAAAGATAATAGTTTTGACGATTTAGTTCATTTTGAAATACTAGACTAAGTTAATATGATAGATAACCCAAACACAATGCGAATTGGGGTGACGGGGGAATTAGCAGTACAAAAATTTCTTATAGCTGAAGGGTATCATGTTTACATACCTCTTTTAGATGATGTTGAAACTGACCTTATTTGTGAAACTAAGTATGGTTTTAAAAGGGTTCAAGTTAAGACAATAACTAAAATGGCAACAAAATCGTCTATCGAAGTTCGCATGTCAAAACATAAAGGAACAGAGCGCATAGATGTTCTAGCAATTTATTATCAGCCTTTAGATATAATTGCTTTTATTAATTGGGATAGTAGTAAAGAGTCAATTAATTTAGCAATTAACAATGCGGTAAATGGGCAAGAAAAAAACAGAAAATATTTCTATGCTTATTCAAAATTCCCTCAAGAATCTCGTTCTTAAATAAATAAATATAGTTTTTTATTTTTTTTTGTTTTATATTAAACATACACAAAAGTATATAAACAATAAAAAAGGAGTAAAAATTGCAAGATTTTTTAACAGTTTCAGACGTAGCTGAAGAATTAAAAGTTTCTGAAGGGACAATAAGGCAATATATACAAACAGGCAAGTTAAAAGCTAGCAAGCCAAATGGTAAAAATTTTATTATTCTAAAAGCAGAGTTGTTTAATTTTGTAAACAAAACAGAGTACAAGCCGACAACTACTCTTTAATTATTAGTTCTTGAATGTATATGAAAGAACTAATAATAAAAGGAGTTAGTAAGCAACATGACAAAAACAGAATCTTTGGCTAGAAAAAAATGTGCTAATTATAATGTTGGTAAATGTAGTGGCATCATGTTTATTCGAAATGAAAGTGGAAAGCAAATATCTCAAATACTAAGCAAAGAACATGAGGGAAAAAATTGCTTTGTAGACAAAGGATGTGATTATTTTAACCAAGTTGTAGTAAGGAATATCAATGTCAATTAACGATAACTCACTAAAAATTAGAATTGAAAAAGGCAAAAAAAATACAGAAAAAGATATTCAAAATCTTTACTACACAATATATAAAATGGCTGAAAATCTTGGCTTTAATGTTGTAGTGCCGGAAGAAACCAACCAACAACTAATATCATTAACGGAGAAAATCAATGAAAAAAAATAAAACATTTAGAATAAAACGTAATAAAAGTTTTATGGATGCAGTTATTCGTGGAGCGTATAAGTTTTTTGAATCACCATTTAAAAGGAGCAGTAAATGAGCGAAAAATTTAATAGCGATTTAATTGCTCTTGATGAACTAGAGTCTGAAGACAATACATATTCTATTAACGAAGAGCAGATATTATTAAAAGATATTCATGCTGACCAACTATTATGGAAAATAAAAGAACTTGAAGACGATATAAAAAATTTAAAAGCGAGGCAAGAAGAATCAGTAGAATTTTATAATAGACGAATAGAATCTGTAGAGAATCAAATACGATTTAGAGCTAATTTACTTGAAAGGCATATGCAGATTGAAAATGAGTCTACCGGTAAAAAAACAAATAAACTCCCCAATGGAGTATTGAGACTTACCACTCGTAAAAAAAGAATTTTTGGCGATGAAGATGTGTTACTCAAATTTTCTTTTGAGAATAACATAGCTACTAAAGTCGTTGAAAAACCCGATAAAAAAGCTATTGCTGAGCATATAAAAGTATGGGGAGATGTCCCCGATATTTGTACTGAAGAAGAATTAACTAGCTTTAGTTATCAAACAACCAATAACCTAATAGAGGAGTAAATATGTCTGTAAAAATACATGGCAAAGAATACCGCACAGTCGCTGAAAGAGTTAATCTTTTTCACGAAGAGCATAAGGATGCAGTTAAAAGCGTAAAAACAAAAATAGTTTTTACACAAGAAGATAAAATCGTTATGAAAGCTATTATTAGTGTAGGAGATAGCGTTTATACCGGTCATGCTGAAGAAGTTTACGATAGTAGTATGATTAATAAAACTTCTGCTCTAGAAAACTGCGAAACATCTGCTATTGGTAGAGCGTTAGCTAGTGCCGGATTTGGTGGAACTGAGTTTGCATCTGCTGATGAGGTCGCTAATGCTATATCACAACAAAACAATATGAGAAAATCATCTGCAGCGCACAATGGTTCTAGCACAAATGGTCAGGTAAAACAAAGCGAGCCATATGTTCATAGTGAAGAAATGAGAAACTCAGCCATTACTTTTGGTAAGCATAAAGGAGAGTTATGGAGAGATTTACCTAAGGATTATGTAGCGTGGTTAAGTAATAATTCTGATAATCCTAAATGGCAAATGATAGCAATGGCAGAGATTACTGCTAGAGCATCTGAAAGCCTAGGTTCAAGTAAAAAAGTTAATAAACACGAAGAAGAATCTATTCAACATGAAATGCAGTTAAGTTCTGAGCCTAACCTTGAGCAAGGAGAAGATGATGACCTACCATTCTAAAGGGCAAAAAGAGATTGTTCTTAATCACTTAAAAGAGTTTGGCTCTATTACTTCATGGACTGCTATTCAAGAATATGGAATAACCAGATTATCAGATGTAATACTTAGACTTAGAAGGGAAGGGTACGATATTATTACAAAGACGCAATCCGGTAAGGATAGAAGAGGTAGGAGCAGTAGCTACGCTAAATATGTTTTTCTAGAACAAATACCTACAGGAGATACATACAATCTTAATTTTGCATGATTTATCCTTCTTGTTCATGCAATCAAAGGGGGCAAGTCGTCGTCATGTGCTTGCCCCCATTATAGGAGTTAAATATGCCAAGTAGAAGTAAGCAAAAAGGTAATCGTTTTGAGCGTGAAGTTGTTAACAGAGCTAAAGAGCTACATATAGGAGCTGAAAGAGCTTATGCTAGCAATGGATTATCGCTAGGTCATGCAGAAGAAGTTGATGTAGTTTTAGACGGAGCAGATAAAGAATGGCGCGTTCAATGTAAAGTTAGAAAAAATATAGCGCAATGGTTAAAACCAAATATAAATAACGTAGATGTACAAGTAGTAAAAGAAGATAGAGGTACAATATACGCTATATTACCTTTTGATGATTTTTTAGAACTTATTGAAGACCCCGATAAAACAGATTACAAAGAGCAAGAAAATAATCAAGCAGAATCAGAAAGGATGCAAGGAATTGGGCAACGAATTCAAGAATTATCCTAAAATAGGAGATACTATTACGGCCAAAATAATGGGCATAAATGGTGAAGAAGAATACGTTAGCGGTGAAGTTGCATCAATAAACGAAGATATTGTTTTTATAGTGAGCAAATATCCTCGTAAAAAACATTACTCAATCAAAACCCACAACATTATAGGAGGAGTTAATGGGGAAAAATAAACTAGGGAAAGCGCCGGCATTTCAATTTTATGCTAGCGATTTCTTATCTGATATAAATGTTACTACAATGACAATGGCGCAAAGAGGAATGTATATAACATTACTAGCATTTGAATGGATAGAGGGCTCATTACCAACGGATTTACTTAAGCTGAGAATCTTGTGCGGTAATCATCCGGACTTTGATAATGATTGGCAGATAGTTCGTAATTGTTTTATAGAAAAAGAAGGTAGGTTATATAATAATAGACTAGAAACAGAACGCGGAAATATGATAGCATATAGAGAAAGAATGAGTGCAAACGGAAGAAAAGGCGCAGAGACTAGATGGCAAAGCCATAGCAAGGCTATAGCTAAGCCATCCAATAAAGAAGTAGAAGAAGAAGTTGTAGTAAGAAGTAAAAGAGTAAATGTAAAAAAAGAATATACTGATGAGTTTTTAAATGAATTTTGGACTATTTATCCGCGTAGTGATAATAGAAAAAGAGCGCTTGATAAATATATATCAGCTAGAAAAAAAGGAGTTGATAAAGAAAAAATTATTAGCGGACTTAAAAACTATATTAAATATTGGAAAGCAAAAAATACAGAACCTCAATACATACCTATGGCTAGCACATGGTTAACCCAAGAAAGATGGAGCGATGAGTTAATGTTCAATGATGGTGGAGTGCAGAATATTAATATACCTATTAAGCAAGATTGGATGTGCCTTGAATGTGGACATGAAAAAACTACAGATACAAAAGAACTTGATGATAATGAAAAACTATGTAGTGAATGTAAAGAAGGATTTTATGAAACTAAAAGAATGGCAATGCTTGAACGAAGCTTAATAGAAGCTGATAATGCTAGAAGGCAAAATACTGGACAGCAGGTCACATCGACTGGAAAGCCCAAGCTAGAACGCCAGATGCAGCCCCAGAATCAGGGAAGCAGCAGCGGTTCTAGCACAAAGCTTAGCGATGTTCTACAAGGATTTGGAGTATAGTTTGAAATGTTTGGTTGGCGCTAAAAAAATAAGTAATTCGCTCAGAGTAATATTATGAGAATGAAGGACTTGATAATGGAAGACTATACTCCAAGAAAAAATAAAGTTATTACTGTAGATATTGACGGCAAGCGCGCAGATACAAATATTAAATACTGCAAATCTTGCCGAAGAACATGGGAAAAGCATAGAAAAACAAATGGTAAAAGCATTATTTTATTCTATGAAGAAGTTCCTAGCTATGGTAAGGAAAAAGTTATCTGTTACAGATGTGAATAAAATGAGGGCGGACTTGTCTTAACTCCTCCGTAATTAATGAGTTATATTGGGCACGCTATAAAGTTCGCCTTCATAAATAGATAAAGGATATACATGATTTACATATATTTATACATTATTTTATTTATTGCTTATTATGGATTGATTTTATACAATGAATAAAGATATTATAAAATTACTTGAAGAAAGGCTTGAAATTGGTAAGCGCGAATATACTGAAGAGTTAGATGTAAATGACGGCAGAGATTGGCATTTAGAGGCCTTAGAAGAGTTGTTAGATGGTTGTATTTATCTAGCATCTGCAATATTAAAATTAAAACAAAGGAGAGATAATGTTAAAAGAACATTATAAAGAACAACGCGACCATTTAGGCGCGCATCTAAAAAATAGCGCTAGCAAAGTATATCAGATAACTGACGGGTTGATTCAAGTTTGTAAGCTAGCACGAAGCGGGAGGCTGGGAAAAGGCAAAGCCTTTAAAGAAATAGAGAAGCTTGCGCTAGAACTGCGGGGATGGAATGATGTACCCGCGAATATCTCATATAAATTTTCACCCTTGGGTGTTATGGACAATGTATCTGAGTGGAAAAAAGAAAAAGAAGAGCAAAAAAAGTTTATTTTATCGCAAGAGGACGCAGATACGAAAATATACCCTACACAGAATGATATAAAGAATGTATTAGAAAGTTAGGTGTGGAATTTGTAAATTCTAATGACAACACTCCAAAGATGTGGTTATCTCCAAATTAGTGGTGTGAGTTGTTGGTTGTTAAAGGGGAAGAGTGTTATTCTTCCCCTTTTTATTATATATTATGCGCTAAATTCCTTTTCGTATTTTTCGTAATTTTTCATTATAGAAAGCCAATCAGCTCTCTCAATGTAGTCGTCTTTCATAAACGTATTGGCCATATCACGCGCACTAGGGTCAAACATATTATACGCTCCGACTCTTTGCACTCTTACATAAGCCTCGAACTTTTCTTTGGTTACTCTATTTTCTTGCATGCTAGCACTCTCCTTTTTTGTTTTTTACATATTGTATTAAAATATAACTGATGTGAAGTCCTATTGGTCTCATTTCTTTCTTGGAATCTTTTCTTAATTCTTCTTTTATATTCCTTGGTAATCTTATAGAACAAAATTCCCAATCTTTTGTTTGTAATTTATCAGATGTTTTTGGCATTATTTTTCCTCACTTGTATAGTTTTTCATAAAAAACTCTAATGCTTTGTCCAATTCTTGTTGTTGGATTTTAATTGGTACATACGCATTCCCTTTATAATTATTCCAAGCAACGAACCTGTTATATCCCTCTTTAAATAATAAAAATACTATATCATTTGTGTTCATTTTTTATACTCTTTCCTTTTCTTGTTCTTTAAAATATTCAATGCAATCATCGCAATAATAATCATCTACTTTGCTAGGTGCATACCCAACATCTTCCATACAATACTCACAGATTGTTGCACCTAAACATTTTTCTACCGGTCTAATTGTGCTATGTCCCATTTATATATCCTAATTTTTGTTAATTATTTTATAAGCGTCTTTAATAATATTATTTGCATCAGCCATGTCTTTTTTACGCTTTCTTAAGCCTTGAAAAAATTTTGTGCTAGCATTATCTAGAATTGCGCCGTATTCCGCGCCGTCTGCATCTTTTCCTAATGCTAATACCGCAATATCTCCAAGTAATTCATCTACCAATCCCGCCCATTTTTTTTGGTCTTCTCTTTTTATTGAGTCCGCTATAAAATTAAATAGCATTATGTGAACTAATGATAATACTCCATAAAACTCGTTTTTTTTGCTCATGTAATCTCCTAGTAGTTGTTATTTTAATTAATTATTACTTTCACTAATGTTTCAAGTAATAATTAATAAACTATGTCTGGAAAGTCGCATTGTTCAGAATGAAATCCACAATCGTCACACTTAACTAATTCGTGCATAGTTAATACAATTAAAGCTATTCCGCACTTTCCGCAATAAACTAAATTGTAATCAGTTTCATTAATTATTTCTTGAAGTCTTTCTATTTGACTTTCTTTATCTATGTAGTCTGTTGTTTCGCTCATTAATAAAGCCTTACTTTTTAAGTTAATTTTTGTGGTCTGTGGGGGCGGAAACCATAACCGCCCCCTTGGTATGTGTTGACTACCGGCTACGATTCCGCTCCGGTAGTATCAGCGAGAGTCAACAATCCTTCGACAATTTTGTCAGTAATTTCTAAAGAAAAAGCCACTCCCTTACGAGTAGGTATATACTCATCTGTGTCTTTTTTCTTGACCCAAGTGCGAACTTGACCGAATGTTTTACCATTCACAACGTCCTTGGTTACTCTGATTTGAGAATTATCTGATATTTCGATTATGTGTTGCATCTATTATGCTCCTTTTTTTGGTTGTTTAAGATTCGCCAACAATTCTGTCAGCATTGTAATTTTCTAGCACATCTGTAATTTCCTTACCTGCTATTTCGCCTATTCTTACACCTATCTCTTGCCCCTCTTCTATGTATCTGTGTTCTACTTCCATTCCCTCATTTTCTTCAATCGCTCCGGTTTTTCTAGCTAATCTGCTCGCATTAAAGTGGCCTTTATCTTCGTCCTTGCCTTGTAGCTTAGCGTGGATTGGCAATACAAAAGTTTCAATATCAGCTACTAAAGTAGCCACTAGATGTATCTTAGCGTTCTTGCTCATTTCGTCGGGTTTAAAATCTGATAGCGTTTTTTCTATCGTCCTCATCATTGCTCCCATTACGAAAGATATTATATCATCACATGCTAGCTTGTCTACAATCGCCTCACATTGTTTTTTCACATCTGAAACGACTTTTTTGATTACTTGTGCATTTTCGTTTTGCATGTTGCTCCCTATTGGTTTATTTAATTAATTATTACTTTCACTAAAGTTTTAAGTAATAATTAATTAATATGTGGTTGAAAAATGTTAGGTACGACTCTATTAGTCCACTTAGCGTTATTAAGCTTTGTACCTATATAGTAATCTTGGTAAGCTATCGTAGCTTTATCGTTCTTAAATTCGTCCGGCATAGCTTGAGCAAATGGAGTCAAGTCGTAAGTAGGCATATCTACAAGCCACATATTATCTATGCACCATTGTATAACTGCTTGTG